GTCCTTTGGCCCTGGAACAGGTCCTTTGGCCCTGGAACAGGTCCTTTGGCCCTGGAACAGGTCCTTTGGCCCTGGAACTACTTTCCGGAAAGGAGCAAGGTTGTGCGCTCCTTTGAAGGCGCGTTTTCTATTATAGTCTTAATAACCGTCTCAACTTTAACTGCGTCACCGGAAAAGAAAACGTTGAGACCGTGTTGAATAACATCCTTTGTGATGCCCGCCTTGACAGTCTTGGTGCGAAGCTTAATCTTCTTATCCTGAATCTTCACATCCTCAACCTCATTCTCGAGCATCATAGTCTTGATGTCCTCTGCAAGTTCCTTCTCCCGCTTGGATAGAACCTGAATATCCTTGCGCGCACTGGCTAGATGCTTCTTTAGATCGATCCACTCTGTAATAACAGTCTTTAGACGATCCGCCATTTTTCTAGATGGTACTGTATTCTTTATCTCTTACTGGTACTCCTTATCCTGAATCTCGAAAACCGGTCTCATGAGTTCTGGTGTAATGGTGGATAGATTCCAGATGCTCACGGGGTCGCGGGGGTTCGCTGGCTCGGACCGTATCTGTAGATTTGAGTTACGTAACGTGCCGCCAACAGTCTCGGGGTACCCAACCTGGCCTCTTGGGTCTAGATAATTCTGGTTTGCCAGGATGACGTCACTAGAAAACTGACCGAAATCATCAGTTACTGGAACTTCCTTGGGCAGGAGAGCGGACGAAATAACCTGATCAGTTACCGGTGGGGTGGGTACAGCTGCATCTGTACCATCAAGAGGCGCCCCCTCTAGAACGAATGAACTGGCACTCTTAGGCTTGAACACCATGTACATTATGAAAAGTACAAGTGCGATAATAGCGAGAGACTTTCCATCCATCATTTATAGTTCATCGCGAAATTTTTTATTCATCATCTGAGTCAGCCTCGTCTGAAAACATATATTGTTGTGGGATTGAAGTTTCCTTTTTGAGTCTTGCCTGAATAACTCGCCACACAGGACCAAATGATTTCTTTACGAACCAAATACCGGTAAGTTCAACGATAATATCACACCGAACTCCTGGTACAAGGACACGCGGATCGACTTCATTTTTCTGAGAGTCAAACACCTTTGTCTTTCGTGTAAGCGGCGCCTCAAGGATACCTGATGAAATGGAAGAGTCGAACGCACTTTTCAGATTATCGATTTTTCTACCGAACCACTCCTCTGAGGACACGACAGCCTGCTTTAGAATCTCTGAATCGTATTCGTCGAGGGAAGCTGACACCTTGAAACAATTGGCCTCTTGTACCTCTGCACTGTTAATCTGTTTAGGAGCAGCACCAGTAATCTTCAAAAAGTAACGACCGTCAGGAAGCTTGGTGGGTTTCCCGTACTCCATTTTCTTTATATAACATTATTAGAGGATGGACACGAACGCATTATTTCCACCTGATGTTATGAATGTTTTGAATACAGGATTCATGGGTCTTAAAGTATGGCACATCCTCATCATCGCACTTATCGTCCCCTCGCCAATAGTGATAGTGTTACTATTTTTTATAATTCCTGGGTTTAAAGATAAGGTAACAGATATGATTAGAAATGGCGTCCCTCGAGTGTATTCAGGATTATCTAATCTCACTGGAAAAGTCAATGAAGGCTCTTCAAAAGGAGGTTCATCGTATTCGCCAGAAGCTTGAGGATCCTGATGGTGAGAAGGCAAAGGCTCGCTCAGAGAATAACAGTTTCAAGCATCCACAGGTTGTGTCTGACGAGCTCAAGGCATTTCTGGGTATTGGTAAGGATGACATGATCTCGCGGTCTGATGTGACTAAGCGCATCTTTGCATATGCAAAGGAGAAGGGTCTAAATTCTGGTAAGATTATCAATCTTGATGAGACGCTCAAGAAGCTTCTGGCACCAGAAGAAGGTGTTGATATCACGGTGACAAATCTACAGAAGTACATCAATCATCATTATCTGTCCAAGGCGACTCCGGCCGCTTCTCAGACCGAAGTGGCAGTCACAGCAAAGAAGGGTAAGCCTCGTGTGAACAAGGGTTAAAATATTGCACAAGTAATAATATAATGGTGACGAGAGAAATCATAGAAGGAATTATAGGGACAAAAATAAACACACTCGAACCATATATTCATGCATTTACACATAAATCCGCACTCAAACAATTTCCAAATCTTTCAAAGAGTTATGAAAACCTAGAATTTATGGGTGATTCTGTACTTGGCTTTATAATTACAAAGTACCTGTACGACAACTACAGTGCATGTGAAGAGGAGGGTTTTCTGACCAAAGCGAGAACCAAATTTGTGAGAGGGTCCACATTGTCTACCATCTCAGAACGTTTGGGGCTTTATAACTGGATTATAATGGATGAAAAGGGAATAAAAAAAGGGTGGAACCGTAACCCAAAAATAATGGAAGATGTTCTCGAATCTCTTATAGGTGCCATGTATATTGATCTTGGGTTGATTCATACGAAGCAGTTTATTTTCAGACTTCTTAAAACATATCCGGTTGATATGAATGATGACAATTATAAGGATGCACTTATGCGCCTGTGTCAGAATAAGAAGTTTAGACTTCCCGTGTATCTGGTAGAAGGACAGAATGGCGGTGTTTTTACAGTGAGTGTGTACATTCAAGAAACGAAATATGGGTCTGGCCAGGGAACCACGAAAAGGCAGGCTGAGCAGATGGCTGCACTTAAAACTTTAGGATGTTTTTATACAAGCGATGCACCCCAAAGTAAAAGAACTCATTGAAAGGACGTATGACGATCAGCGAAGTGACGAATGGTTCAAATTGCGAGGTAATATGCTCACTGCGAGTGATATCGCATCTTCACTAGGAATTAACTTTTTTAAAAAGCCCGATGAACTTATACTCGAAAAATGCGGCTATAAGAAATTTTCAGGAAATGAAAATACCGCACGAGGAATACGCCTAGAACCAATTGTTCGTGATATGTACGATGCAAAGTACAATACAAAGACGTATGAAATTGGTCTTTTGGTTCATCCAACATACAAATGGCTAGGAGGAAGTCCGGATGGAGTGACCACCGAAGGACTTCTTATAGAGATTAAATGCCCAAAGAAACTTTCGCCTAAGATTCCCGATTACTACTTTCCACAAGTTCAGCTTCTTCTTGAGATTATGGATCTCGACGCATGTGACTTTGTACAGTATTGTGAGGAGAAAGACCTCATGACGGTTATACGGGTACCCAGAGATCGCAAATGGTTCGAAGAACAACTTCCGCGTATGAAGGCGTTCTGGGACACTGTATTGTATAAACGCGCCCATGGCGTATGCGAATTGATTAGAGAGTCTCGACCGGAACTCGAATGAGTGGTCCTTTAGGGCTTGTGTACCGTGTCTCTAGATTTTTACGTATCGCGTTGAGCTTATTGTACCTGTCCTTTAGTTTCTTTATGTCGGCTTTGTAATACTCACCCTTTGTAGTTCTGTGAAGACGTGCAAAATTTATACGAAGATCTTCTAGATGTTTCTTATTAAAGCCAAGGCGTAGTATCTGTGAATTTAAAAAGTTTCTGACTGTTTTACCTTGTGCATACATGACCTGAAAGTTTTCCAATTCTTTCTTGGGTACATTCTCACCTAGTATCTTTCTAAATTTATTCTTCATCATATCAATCAATTTTGCTTGCGACACCTTACCCTCCTTCACCTTGTATTTGTAATATGCGATTTCTTCCTGCGTGAAACCAGGCCCCAGGTTTACCGGGCTGGGGCTGGGGCTGGGGCTGGGGCTGGGTGACCTCTTGGCTACATTGATTAGTTCTTGTTCAAATGCATCGAGCTTTCTCTTTGTGTCAATGAGTAAATCTATGAGTTGTTTCTTTGTTCCAGATGTATTTAAAGAATTATCATATGCTGTGACAAAATTCTTTAATTCTGAAATCTTGAACGAGTCCAGTAAACGTGACCGACCCTTTCTTTGGATTTTACGTTCATTTGCAAGGATAATGTGAGGCACAGATCCCAATTCAAAGTTTTCATTTTCTTCAGACTTCTTCTTGCCGGGAGCTATTTCTCTTTGTATAAGTTTACAAAGGATCTTTTTGGATGTGATTCCGTGGTGAGCAATATTAAGATCTTTTGCTATTTTCTGGAGATCTTCTATCGTGTATCGCGAACATTCAAGTGTACCTATTCTAAAAACACCTGTGTTGTTTACTGTTCCAGTTACAGTTCTGGTTGGGGAGGTTACCTTCTCAATCCTAAAAAGATTCTTTACATTGGGTGGTATATTTATACCCGCCTTTGTATATGCTTCTATGACAGTCTTCTTTCCCTTTTCAAGATCTTTAGGAATCTTGTACGCTTTAAGTAGCCCACCAGGACCAGGTCTAAGATACATCCCTTCTGGGGCCTCTGTTACCGTCTTTTTCTTTGTCGCCTTTTCCTTGAGCTGATTTTCGTTTGCAATTCCCAATTTAACCTTGACATTTTTAGGTACGGCAACCCCAACATTGTGATACGCACGAAGTACCTTTTGAATAACGAATCGAGGGTTTTTAGGAACTTCGTAGAATCTAGGTACTTTATTTGGCCCTGGTCGTACATAGTGACCCGGTCTAACCGAATTCCACGACTGGGCCGCATTGTACCTCGTCGCAGCCATGTGTTCCCTCTTCGCCTTGAGATTTTTACGGATTGGAGTTGGGTTTTTTTGTAGAGCCGGGCCATATGGAGATGTGTACGAATCAAGTACACTTTTGACAGCCGATTCAATGCCAGTGAGATCACGGCCCTGGGCCGTTACAGTACCATTAAAGAACACGTGTGCTGTTATACCCGAATTAAAAACAATTGTAAGTCTCGAGAATATTTCAGGTTCAAAGTACATCTTATATGGAAGTCCTCTACGAGTCCTATATTCGTCGTACACGTGTCTCATTTTCACATGCTTCTTTAAATAGAATCTAACAGCCGTGTTATTCACTTTAAAATGTATACCCTTGACGCGAGGTACAAGTCTCACCAGAACTCTATACATCATCTCCCATGGAACACTTCCAGATAGAATTATACTTTTGGGTCTTAATACTGCAAGGCCCCTAAACGAAAAACGCACCTCGACGCGACCGAGTTTTCCGCGCACCTTACCAACCACACTTCCATCATGTTCCTTTTGAATTACAGGATTACCACCAATCGCCTTTGTAAACCCAACAACGCTTTTAATATCCTTCGGAAGTTGTCCTTCAAAAAATAATCCATCCAAATCAACATCGCCAAATGTCCCATCCGATGCAGCACTTTGAAACGTTACGGTCATATCTTTCTAAAAGTCAACATTAGAAATTTCAATAGCTTCTTGAATGACATCCAGTCCATAAATGACTGGTTGTTGACCATACATACGACCCTTGTACTGAATGACTTCTGAACGCACAACAATATCCCTCGAACTGAATGGCCCTGCGTATACATCTGGATTGAATTTTGATTTTGTAAGATTGTTCTCCTGGCAATGCTGATTGAAAAGATGAACAAAAAGCTTCTGCGGAATACACTTGTCTGTACCATATTCGATCTTTTCCGATTCCAAAAAGTGTTGAAGCGTATTCGTAACAACCGAAATTTGTTTCTGAACCTCCTTGAAATACCTTGGTAGAACATTCCAAATATCCTGATCTCCATACTTTTGAGCATATTCGATATACGCCTTGACACATTTACAGAGAATAGCCGGTATTTCAGTTTCTAGCTTATCGTCAAGGTGAGGATCTGCATCCATCACCTGTCTCGAAAAATTAGCAGTCACCACACGCCGTTGTACACTGCCTGAATTATCGCGCCAATTTGGAACCTCGTTACCCGCTAGAATACCAGGAACGTTCCACTGTTTACTGAGCGCTTTTTGGTTCTTTCGAGCAATTGATACATCTTCACCTGAAACCATAGATTGAAACTCAGCCTGCTCCAGAGAGAGATCACCCTTTACTTCTGGACTTATAAACATGAGACCATCGTGAATACTCCATAGTCCAAATTTCTTTTCTATGTTATTAGATAGGGTTCGTACATCATCGGGGTCATAAAACTTCTTAAAAACTTTCGTGATGAGTGTAGACTTTCCAGACCGCGCAATACCCTTCAAGAACGGAATACATTGCCAACTGTCCCTCTCATTCACGTCAAAACACAGTCGACCACCAAATACATACAACCAGTTTGAAACCTCTGGCGTAAAGTTCTGGTAATCCAAAATGCTTTGCATATACGGTGTAGGTATAGAAGACCAGTGACAATCATCATAATGATTGAATTCCTGTTCAAAATATTTACAGGCTACGACAGTCGGATCAAGCGTCTCAAATTCAGGTGAATCATATCTGTAAAAACGTGTCGTGTACTTCTCACCATTCCACTCCTGGCCTATGAAAAGACCATTTGTAAATGACCATACATGTCGATCCTTTTGAATCTCAGGAAATTGTACATCCTTACAGTGTGTAAGATGTGTTATAGACTCCTTGACGTTACTCGCCTTTGACGTGAGATTTTTCCACATATCATACTTGTCCTCTTTCTGGGTAAATGTGTACACAAACTCTTCAATCTCCATGATTGATTTCCACGCCCTAGTAAGGTAAGGCCCATGTACAATCTGTTTGCAACATTTCCCCTTGTACCTCTTCATACCCTGACGCTTCAATTCATTCAGGAGAAAGAGTAAAAGACGCTGGTACGGACTACACTCATCAGACTCGTTAAGTTCGTCCATAGTCTTGACCCGAAACAGAGACCCATCGATATCACCCTTAATCGGAACTAGATTCGGGTGATTTATCCTCTCGTAAATACGAACCCATGTGAATACAACCTCGAAATAGTCAGCAGCCGTTTCAATCAGACGAGTTATACGTGTTCCTAGTGTCGATTCATCGCCATGAATATCCAATGAACTATTTGCAGTAATTCCAAGTTCATTTGAACGGTGATACAATTCAGAAAAGAGTTGAACCAGCCGCCTCTTTTGTTCCATGACCCTATCCAGATCTACATTACACGGAAGACCAGAAGTGTCTAACTCATCTTCCCTGAAGAATTGCCTGAATGGATTTGTAAGCGGAACGAACCTGTCACCCCTCGACGCCATACCCATTTGGTATTCAATTTTCGAAATGAATTCATT